CTGCGGCTTCTTCATTAAAGGCGTGGGCTGTATTGCTAAGCACGAAGATGGCCAGATGATGATGGGCCGCACCATTGAAACTGTTAGCCGCCTCTTCAATAAGACCAGCGACGACATTATGCATACTGTCAAGCGCTGGGCTTCCGAGGCTGCTTGATTAAGCAAGGGGCGCCTAAAGCGCCCCGTTCTCCCTTTCTTAAACCATGATCCTTATTGATTTTTTTGATGCCGAATGCTGCAAAGGCACTGAACTAGTAGAAGGCTGGTATTGGTACGACGATGATGATGAAAATGGCGTGGGAGGGCCTTATGAAAGCGAAGAAGCTGCCCTTAAGGCGGCTTTTGATGGTCATGGTTGGTAGGGCACGGCTAAAAGCGTATAGGGCACGGCTGGGGTTGTATCAGAAAAAATTGGAACCGGCTAGAGGCGTATCTAGGGTCCGGCTAGGGTCGTATCTGGAAAAAATTTTAAAATTTCATCGTGATAAAATCATAAAATTGTATCACACTATCGTTATATACCTTTATGCTCATATGCGCATATGCCGATATCGTTGTATGCGCATAGCCGCATGGTAGTACAGGCGTACTATAGTACACGTGTGCTTGTGCCAATCCTGAAGTGTCACATGGTGCAAACGTACTATATAAGGTAGTCCTATGTGACAGATAAGCTGAGCTTATGTTTCGTTTTATTACAAAAGCTTGCCTATGGGATGGTGATATAACGATAGCGTTATGTGCCCTACAGTTTGTCATTATCACGCTTGTGTTGTTTGCATTATCACGCTTGTGTTGTTTGTGAAATGCCGTTTGTGTTGTTCGCATTATCACGATGGCGTTATGGGCTGGAGTGTTGCGAAATATTGCGCAGCTTGCCAGGATGCCCCCAAGCGTGATAGGTAGCTGAATGTTGCGAAATATTGCAGCGCTTGATTTTTGGTCGGTCGCCGTGATACGCGCGGGCGCGCGTTTCCTTTTATTAGTGGCCGACATAATGCCCAAGCGGGAGCCCGTACCGTATGGGGCGGCCTGGTGTCAAGGCAACGGCTCGCCATAGTGTGCGCTTTGCTAGGTGACCCTATTTGCGCGGCGTTGACAGGATTTCGGCCGCTTGTGCCGTATTGTTCTCTCAACGGCGAACGGAGCGATCCGCAGCCGCATCCCCCCAACTTTCAACATGCACGCCCTTACCCTCACCGCCAAACTCTCCACGCTGTTTGCCGGTTCCCTGTTTGCGCTGTTTGTCGTAAGCCTCGCTTCAGAGGATCAGCGCCGCTTTGTCTCCTGCCGCGCTACTGGCGCAAGTGCTGATGCTTGCCTGTTGCAATTGTCGGGCCGTTAATTCTCTTAAACATTCCGTAAACATTCCCCTTCAAACAATGCAAAAATTCTCAACAGTCAAAAATGCTTGCGATTCTCTCTCGCAAATAACGGGCAAATACTATAGCTTCAAATATAAACTATTGCACGGCAAGAGATTTTATTTTGTGCATGTTGAGCAAGAGCTGCCATTCAACATTCGCCAATTTTCCTTGGTTTGCCGTGGTGATAAGCAAACTGTGATCAGCAAACTACAGACAATTGCAGGCAATCAGCCAACATTCTGACAAACATTCGCCAAACATTCCCGCAAATCTACACTCTCAAAAAATGCCTGCCCTCATCAATTCCCGTGCCAAACTTCCTGTTGATTTGGCTTCAATGTGCAAACAGTATAAAATCTCCTACCGTGATCTGTTGTCGACTAATCCTAAGACGGAGAAAAGTAAAGTTCAAACGTATATTCTACATCTTGCTCCTGATAATACTTCCGGCGTTAATGTTTGTCCGGGCGCTGGCAATTGTCGTAAAATTTGCCTACATTTCGCGGGTAATCCTGTCTACATGACAAACAAACAAGCGGCCAGAATCCGCCGAACACTAGCCTATGCAGCCGATTCTCAGCGATTCTCGCGACTGATTGTTTGCGCGATTCTCGGCAAGCTTGCCAAGCATCCCGGCGAACCTATTGCCATCAGACTAAACGGAACGTCCGATATCGCGTGGGAGAATGTAGATTTTACCATTGCGCCAGAGTTTGCAACATTCTGCCGCGTTAAGTTTGGCCAAGATCTGCCTATCGGCAAGCGTAATATATTTGAAGTGTTCAACTATATTGCAAACAATGGCGGGCCAAAAGTACAATTCTATGATTATACAAAGATCCGCCGTAACTGGGCAGAATGTCAGCGCCTTGGCTACCACCTTACCTTTAGCTTTGACGGATGGAAGAACGCCGCTAATCTTAAAATCTGCCAAGATGCCTTAAAAGCTGGCGTTAATGTGGCAGCCGCTTTTAATGTCAAAAAGGGCAAAAATCTGCCCGATTATGTCAACGCCGCGCCTTTCTATCCTGACGCTAAAGAGGGGCAAGTGTTGGCAGTGTATGACGGTGACTTGTCAGATTTCAGGCCTGCCGATCCATCATATGGTACGATAATTGGCCTCAGGTTTAAACTGCCCCACGGTATCAAATACTCTGAAGCTGATAGACAATCATTCTGCATCGCCTAACTTAGCGGGCCGCAATTGCGGTCCCATTGTTTAAACATTCCCTCGCAATCCCTCCAATGTTCTTCATTACAGAATCAGACTACGGCCAGACTTTCTACGCTGAAACATTCCCCACTTTCGATGATGCCTGCGATGCTCTGAACGCTATGGAATACGCACAAGACTGCGCATATAGCTACGCTCGCGAACTTGCCATCTCAGAACTGAAAAGCCAAATACAAGACTTCCTAGAAGAAAGTACAGACTGATCAGCACAGCCCATAAGGCCGCATAAACGGCCTTTCTAGCCATCCTCTCGCAATCTCACAATGAACACTGCGCGCGCCACAAAAGCACAACTAATCGAGATTCTCGAAACCCTCGCCGCTGAAAAGCAAACTGCACTCAGTCTCGCTAGCCAAAAACAACAGCAAACAACAGTAGCGCTAGCGCTAGCGGCCATAGCTTCCCTGTTTGCTCTCCTGTTCTGAGAAGCTTCCAAAAGGCCGCACAAGCGGCCTTTCTCATCGCCCGGTAGGCTCGCCCTTATCGGGCTTTTATCGTGGCAGGATGGCGACCCTAGGTGGGTCTGGTGAGCAGTCCCCTACTGGCGATCCTATGGAATGGGAGACTATTTGTTTATGGTACGACATCGTATCACCTAGGCAAAGCCTGCTACTATGATACGAAATCGTATCAGCAAGCATTTACACTGTTTGTAACGTAGTGTGAAACTGTATCAACGGATACAGCGCAGTAGCGGGAGGTTTTGAAGCTGGGGGGCTGCGGTATCCCCCTCGAAAATTGGCGCCATTTTTCATCTGCTTTTTTCGCCTTAGTATTTATACCTAGTTCAAAATTCCAAACTATTAACGATGGCTTCTCCGACGGCTTTTGTTACTATTTTTAGTTCATCATGAGAAGCATCGCTTTTAATTTGATTAGCGCGATGGCTAATTATCCATACGTTGCCTTTGACATAGCCGCGCCCTGGATCAATGCGATCCAGCGACGGGCTATTAGGGAGGGGAATATTTCCATTATTGCGGAGTGCTGACCATTCAAGAGGAGTACCAAAAATTGGGCAATGGGAGGTAACTATTGAGCGAATATAATCGTAATCAAGATCGAAAGGAATTTTTTTATCTTTAGCTCTTTTTCTGGCCCCCCTGATCATATTACCTGTTTGAACAGTTATTGGATTTTGCGTAGTCCACTTATCTTCAATTTTCTTTTTGCATTGCTTACAGTCACATCTTAATCCATCGGGAGCTGACGCCTCTTTGAAAAACATTTCCACTGACAACACCCGTCTGCACTTAGAGCATTGTTTTTCCAGCGGAGGCATAGCGAGCAGATTGCTAGCGAAATACTAACGAGCGAAAAGCTAATGGCACTATGCCGAAGGCAAGTCGAAGACGCCGCCTGAGGCATTTCTAGAGATCTCAGAGGATTAGCTAGACCAATGGAGGCGCCCAGGCGCCGTAATGACGAACAAAAGCCAGCACAAGACAATCAGCACCTTCTCTCCTCCATTGTTTTCTTTCTGTGAAAGGCGGCCCTAAGGCCGCTGCTCTAGCTTTTTTGTATTGCCACTGTCTTTTTAGCTTTTCCCCAGCAGCGATCACAATTTCAGCGACCCATCACATAAGCCTGGGACAGCTTTTCTAGTACGGGCCTTTTATTTTCGCCGCTTGTCTAGATGCCTCGCCCTTGGGGGCTCAGCTTGTCTAGCTTTTCGCGGCTAGTTTGGCCTTTTGTCAGTAGACGCTCCGCCCTTGGGGGCTACGCTCGCTTGAGGC